GAACCCCTTCTCCCTTGATCACCTTTTACAAGTTTCCAGTTTACTGGACCTGTCAAGTACCCCCCCCCAAGAAAATGTAAAGGGGGCCGCTATTTCCTACTTGGGATGGTTGCGATCAGCCATAATAAGTACACCCGCCTTGAGGAGGTCCGCATGGAACAGTGTGAATGGTGCGGAGGGCCGATGGTCCCCGAACACGCGCACTACAAGTGCCGACAGTGCGGGCAGCGGGATAGTTGTTGCGACGGCGGGGAGTGCAGGCCCAATGAAAAAGACTGAGATGAACTACACGGTCACCCGAGGCGAGGTCTGGGAGCGCCTGATCATCGTCAAGGATCGCCGCACGCGGCGTAAGCGGGTTCCAGTCGAAGCAGCCGCCAGCGTCAAGATCGGTGACACTGCCTATCAAATCCCCGTGACGATTACTTCCGAGGGCGGCATCCTGCTGTCCATGACTCCCGCTAACACGGAGTGGCTGGCAGACGGCACCTACAATTGGGACCTCGTCGCCACGATTAGCCGCTCTGCCCTACTCACCTCGACGCCTCTGGCTGAGACCGTCGTCGTCTACGGCACCTTGACGGTGTCGACGTACGACAACATCACCCCGATGGAATCGGACGGCGTCACGACCGCACTGGAGACCGTCTGATGAACTGGCTCGGCATCCTCGCTACTGTCCTAGCCCCCGGTGGTCTGCTGGCCCTCCTCATTGAGAAGACGCGGAGAGAGAACAACCGTGACCACGACCGCAACTCCAAGATGCTACAGTCGATAGATAAGAAGGTCGACAAGATCGACACACGGCTCGATCACCACATCGAATGGCATTTGGATAAGGAATAGATGGAAGTCTTTCAGGACGCACAAGGTCGCTATCGAAACAAGCGAGGACAGTTCGCTAAAAGTTACAGCCGACAGTTCGCGGAGATCGAGGTCGGCGCTGTTTCCTCGGGTCGCGTTGAGGGCATCACCGAGTGGGAATATGTAGCATCGTCACGCATCGCCGCCGTGCGCTACGACTATGAAGAGATGAAGTTGTGCGTGAAGTTCATCAAACTCGGTAGGAATCTCGGCCTTGCCTACGTGTACGAGCAAGTTCCTGCCGTTATCTACATGCAGTTCGTACAGTCAGACTCACTTGGTAAGTACGTCAACTCGGTATTGAACAACTTTCCATATCACCCGGCTACCGAGGATGAGTTGGAACTGTACTTTGATGGCAACCGCTACTAAAGGAGCACAATATGTTGTGGCTAGCAATTGTTGCGGCCTGTGCAATTGGTGCCTATCTGTTATTCAGGGGCACTATGAACCGCATCCAGTACCTTCAAAGTGTACGTCTGTACTGGATAACCAGAAACAACGGCGTGCGTGGGACGAGAGTAATAACTCGGGCGTTCATGCGTCAGACCGCGCCCCCGTGGTGGAGGGGTACGGGTCTACAGTTTCGTGCTGGTAAGTACACTTTTCAGGTCGGCGTTCTCACTGGACGTGCGTCGAGCCTGCTAGATCAGGTAGACGGTCGTGATATGGATGTCGCTACCGCTGAGTTGAGAAATTGGGGCAAAAATGGATGATTACGCTGTTCGCAAGATCGACCTCGCCTACATGAAGCGTGCTCGCAGCCTTGAGCCGCACATGACCGGTGACCACATGGAGTCCGTTGCTATTGCGCTTCACCAAGCGATTGACAACTGGCGTTTTCACGACGGCCCGTCTGAAGATGTGACACTCTGCGTTGACGCAATGGTTGCCTTGTGGTCTGTTATCGAAGACCGCATATCGGTGTGATAGCGTTTCATACGTATGGAGACTCTGGACCCCATTGAAGAGGCGGCTCAAGAATACGAGGACGCCCTCGCTGAACTTGAAGATGAGTTAGATGAAACTACTCAAGAGTTCGTCGACGATCTCGTCACCAAACTTCTAGTCTTCATTCAGACCTTCTGCGATACAGAATTCTTCCCCTACCAGTTACCTATCGCCCAGAGCATCGTCGAATCCATCGTTCTTGGAGACGGTGAAGAGAAGACGCTTATCGCTACTCGTCAGAGCGGTAAGTCTGAGGTGATCTCTAACATCATCGCTGGACTGATGGTCATCCTGCCCCGCCTCGCCAAGGTGTACCCCACGTGGCTCAGTAAGTTTGAGAAGGGCTTCTGGGTCGGAGTGTTCGCCCCCACCGAGGATCAGGCAGATACCGTGTTCGGGCGCGTGGTCAGCAAGTTGACCAGCGATCACGCCATGGACTTCCTGCTCGACCCAGAGATCGACGACAAGGCCACTGCTGGCGGTAGCCGAGGCAAGGGCAAGATCATCACGCTGAAGAAGTCCGGCTCTCTCTGCCGTATGCAGACCTGTAACCCCAAGGCCAAGATTGAGTCCAAGACGTATCACTTCGCCTTTATCGACGAGGCTCAGGAAGCCGACGAGACGATGATCGCCAAGTCGATCAAGCCCATGCTTGCGTGGAACAACGGAAGCATCGTGTTGGGCGGCACAGCCCAGCGTTACAAGTCGTACTTCTATAACGCCATCCAGTACAACAAGCGGCGTGACATCAACGGGCGCACCCACAAGATTCACCACCACGAGTATGACTGGAAGACGGCGGCTAAGTACAACAAGAACTACTCAGACTTCATCGCCAAGGAGAAACTCCGCATCGGTGAGGACTCTGATGAGTTCCAGATGTCGTACTGCAACCGGTGGATGTTGGAGAAGGGCATGTTCGTGTCCGAGGACCGGCTGGACCGGTTGTACGACCCGAGTATGCCACTGGTGTCAGAGTGGTGGAAGACTCCAATAGTTGTTGGTATCGACGTTGCCCGTACCAACGACTCGACTGTGATTACTCCCGTGTGGGTCGACTGGGATCACCCAGACCCCTTCGGGTTCTTTGAGCACCGTGTGTTGAACTGGCACGAGATCAACAATGTCGAATGGGAGACGCAGTACTTTGAGATCATCGATTTTCTACGTAACTATGACGTATACCGCATCGGGGTGGACGCGCAGGGTGTTGGAGGTGCCGTTGCAGAGCGCCTTCAGATTCTTCTCCCCCAAATCGAGGTCATCTCCGTTTCATCAGATGCGAAAGCACAGAATGAACGGTGGACTCACCTTACCCAGTTGATCCAGCGTGATCAGTTGATCGTCCCCGGTCACAGCAAGGCTCGTCGCACAAAGCGGTGGCGCAAGTTCAACCAGCAGATGGGCGAATTGGAGAAGGTCAACCGTGGTCCGTACCTACTTGCCGCCGCCCCGGACGAGCGCGGAGCATTTGACGACTACCCGGATTCTTTAGCGATTGCGTGCGCAATGACGGTTCAGGACGTTATGCCGACTGTTACAGTGTACGAGAATCCGTTTTTCGACTAAGACGAATAAACGGACATCGCCATATGGCCGAGTGCTACTATGGCTTCATAAGCACTCATATGGAGGTCTTTACCTTATGGACATGAATCCGACCATCGCCCCGCAGAATCCGTATCCCGAGGCCATGCGTAACGTCTTTGAACGTACGATGGCCCCGAGTATTCCGGGTAACAAGGGTCCGCTCCGCTTTGAAGAGGGCGTTGCGACTGACACCGACGTTCCGAATGACTTCGGGCAGGGCGCTTACGCCGATACGGCTCCGTCCCCGGCGCGCATGAACCACAACAACCCGGAGATGTTCTACAAGCACCCGGAGCAGACGATGCGCGAGCGTGCCCACGTTGGCTCGGCTTCGTGGATCGAGGCCCCCGGCGTGCTTTCGGACTTCGTGACCGGCACCGTTGCTGGTGACTCGATGCCGAAGTTCGAGATGGCGGTTAATTCGGGTATGCACATGAACCGCCCGAATCCCGTTCGCGTCGACGGCTGATGGAAGGCGGCGCAACAGCCGCCCCCGCTGGTAACGCCGCCGCCGCTGGTGATGCTACTGGCGCTGACGTTGCTGTAGACGGGTCACAGGACAATCTCACGGGTACTGAAGACCTCCCGTTGCCTGTGGCCCCCTACGCGCTCGTCTCTCCTAGATCTCGACGCTACTGCTTTATGAAGTCCGCAGAGGACTGTCGGAGGTGACCCGTGATTAATGAACAGCAATTCAACAAGGTCGCTGAAGATTTAGCCGCTGGTGGTTTTAGCGTCAAGGTGGCTGGCCCCGGTCAAGGCACCAGTCCTTCGGGTAATGTCGACATGGTCGGTGGCTACAAAGGACACTTTGCCGACTTTCCAGCCGAACCGGCTCTAACCGGAGAGGCTCTCCGGGGATTCGCCGTCGAGACTCCTGAGCGACATGCCGCCCTCTCTGAGCCTGACGTGTACCTCGGTGGTTGGCCCGGGGATTCTCCCCCCCGTCAATCGCTTGACGTGTCGAAGGCGTTCTCTACGCGAAATCAAAGTAGCCGTGAGGCCGGACGCCTCGCCGCCGCTGAGGCTAATCAAGAGTCCATTGGCCTGATCCGTGGCGGTGAATTCGTCGGGGAGCGCAAGTACCCGTACTACGTCCCCGGTGCCTCTCAGGAAGGCCGCAACCCCGACCTGTTTGATGCTGCGTGGGCTTCTTCTCACGGCAACTTCAAGGGCGACCCGGCGTGGGAGAAGATCAAGACCGGTCGTGACCGCAAGGTTAAGCAAGCAAAGAAGCAGTCCAATGGCTGAGGGCGGAATGGAGCCGGGTTTTTATCAGGGCCGCTTAAAGGGTCGTAAGACCGGTCGCGTTTCTCCCCGTGAAGCAAAGCGTGCTCCTCGTTGGGAAGCCGTTCTTTCCAAACACGGTTTGATGGAGAGCGGTAAGGCCGACCCTAATCAAGGCCAGTTGTTTGATGTTGACAAGGTCGTTGGCCCCGCTAAGTCTGAAGAGCAGTTGATGCGGGAACGTGGCGCACCCCCGCCCTTGGCAGGTAGTGCTCCGGGTTTCATGCCCGGTATCGAACGTGCTACTGAGAAAGCGACGAAGAAAGCGAAGATCACTGGACTTCAGAAGTTGGCGACTGCTAGAGAGCGAGCAGGAACTTCTCGTGGTGGTCCCGCTGTCCAAGAGACTATGCAAGACCGTCAAGCGGCATATGACGCTGGTAAGCCCGCTGACTGGTACATGCCCGTTAGCGACGGGCAGAACGTAGTTGGAGAAAGTGCGGCCATGAAGGCCATGAGGGCAGCGACCCCAGAATCCCGTGTTTCCCCACAGCAGTTTATTCGCACAGTCGCCATCACCAGCCCAAGAACTGCGTGGGATGAAGGCGGCGCTCCGGGTACTACGGATTACAAGATGCCTAACATCGAGTCGGCTAAAAGCGCCGCTAGCGCCTTCTCTGCTGTTGCTGGTCAACCCGATGCCTCACCGTCTTCGGCTATAGAAGCCGCCGCTTCTGCTCCCGGTCAGGCACTTGCTCAATCCATGCGCAAAGCAGGTGAGCACTTGCTTAAGCCGACCACTTCTCCTATCGAGATCGCTAGCCCCAAATCACAGAAAGTCCCCAACTTTGAGCAGGCCCTTCTTATGGGTACTGAAGATAAGACGCTGACTAAGGGCATGGCTGGTTCCTACACGGTAGACACGTGGGATACGCGCAGTGCCGGACTTGACGAGGGCGTACTCAATACTGACGCTGGGTATGCCGCTGCGAAGATGACTGGTCGTCGTGCCGCCCTCAAGAACTGGGAACTTCCCTCCAACTTTCAATCCCGAACTTGGGTTGTAGAGCGGGAGAAGGAACCAGTGGAATCGATGGGCCAGAACCGGTTATTCCAGTCCGCTGGTGGAAAGATTGTCCCTAACCCCTCCGCTATGCCCGCAGAAAAGGTTTCCCCACAGCAGTTCAAGAAGAGCAAGACTGCGGAAGAGTTTGGGTTGGAGTTCTGATCCACTCCTGAGTTCCCCGCACGTTGTACACTGGGTGTGACCCGTGCCACAAGGAGGTGCTCCATTGGGCATCAAGATCCTGACCATCGATATTGAGACGCGCCCCAGCCTTGCGTACGTATGGGGGCTGTGGGACCAGAACGTCGGCCTCAACCAAGTCGAGGAGTTCGGCACCGTTCTTTCGTGGGCAGCGAAGTGGTACGGAGAGAAGAAGGTCCACTTCGCCTCTGACTACCACGACGGTCACGAGGTCATGATCGAACGGGCGTGGGAGATGCTCGATGAGGCTGACGTAGTCGTCGGGTATAACAGCAAGTCATTCGATATGAAGCATCTCAATAGGGAGTTCATACTGGCTGATATGCCTCCGCCCTCGCACTACGCCGATGTCGATCTTCTCTCCGTCGTCAAGCAGCGCTTCAAGTTCGCATCGAACAAACTTCAGCACATCGCTGTGGAGTTGGGCATCGGATCTAAAATCCAGCACGATGGGTTCGACCTGTGGGTCGGCTGTATGCGTAACGAGGAAAAAGCGTGGCGCACTATGAAGCAGTACAACATGCAAGACGTTGTGCTGACCGAACAGGTGTACGAGCGTCTGCTTCCGTGGATCAAGAACCACCCCCATCAGGGTCTCTACGACGGTGATTTGGACGCTTGCCCTCGCTGTGGACACGAAGATCTCGTCGTCAACCGCTACTACCGGACCCGTACCGGGAAGTACCGCATCATGCAGTGTAAGGCGTGTGGCGGTTATAGTAAGGATAGTAAGGTGATCGAGAAAGTCACCCAGACGACCATCTAGGAGTAACCGTGGCTGAAGATAAGAAGTCTAAGTACACCCGTGGCGGTATCACCTTTGAGGGGTACAACAAGCCCAAGAAGACCCCCGGCCACGCCACCAAGTCGCACGCTGTGCTGGCTAAGGAAGGCGATCAGGTCAAGTTGATCCGCTTCGGTGAGCAGGGGGCCAAGACTGCTGGTAAGCCCAAGGCTGGCGAGTCTGAGAAGATGACGAAGAAGCGTGCGTCCTTCAAGGCCCGTCACGGTGCCAACATCAAGAAGGGCAAGATGAGCGCCGCCTACTGGGCCGACAAGGTGAAGTGGTAATGGCCCCCCGAGAACTTCCCAGTTCACAGAAACGTAAATCCGCTAAGTACTACGAGGAGAACCCCGAGGCTCGTAAGAAGAAGAACGCCACGACTTCTAAGAACAATAAGAAGCCGGAACAGCGGGCTAAGCGGACTGAGTTGAAGCAGGCCCGCCGTGACCGTGGTATCGACGGCAAGGGCGGCAAGGACCTGTCTCATACCAAAGACGGCAAGTTGGTTAAGGAAGACCCCAGTACTAACCGCGCACGAAACAGAGGTAAGAAGTAATGGCTGAGAAGAAGGTTTGGGATAAGAAAGATCCCACAAAGAAGGATAAGAAGTTGACTCCTTCGCAAAAGGCTAGTGCTAAGGCATCCGCTAAGAAGGCCGGTCGACCCTACCCCAATCTCGTGGATAACATGAACGCCGCCAAGAAGGCCAAGAAGACAAAGAAGTAGTGTGCTAGCATTTAGGCAGTACGTACTGTTGACGGGAGCACCCTGTGCCAGTTGATTTTTGGTCACCAAGTTATAGAGCGAGTTCTAGCGACCTAACGGTCGCTATTTCGCCGCTTGGACTTGTCGAACTCGCTGATGAAGAGTTTGAGGTTCACGGTCCACGCCTAAACCGTTATGCCGCCTGTTGGGCTTGGTACCTCGGCCACCACTGGTCGCACCGCCGAGAGATGGGCGAGGCTAATCTCGCCATGAATTACGTCCGCACCATGTCGGACTACATCACTAACTTCTGCTTTGGTAAGGGAGTCCAATTCAAGACTCCCGAGGCGACCGGTGCGATCATCCCCCACGTCCTTCAGAAGGTCTGGGAAGTCGATAACGATAAGGGCAAGGTGCTCTGGGAGATGGGGCAGTTGGCCGGTGTTACTGGCGACTGCTTTGTCAAGGTGGCATATGAGCAGCCGTGGCAGGACACCCTCGGAGTTGTTCATTCTGGGCGTACCCGCCTCATCCCGCTGAACCCCGCCCACTGCTTCCCTGAGTACCACCCCCACGACAGGGACCGCATCCTCAGGTTCAAGTTGAAGTACCGGTTCTGGGGCACCAGCCCCGAGGGCACTCGTCAGGTCTACACCTTCACTGAGATCCTCACCGATGAGACGGTGGAGCAGTACATCAACGATGAGTTGATCGACCAGTACGAGAACCCCATCGGCAAGGTGCCGGTCATCCATATTCCTAACGTCAGCATCTCGTCGTCCCCTTGGGGGCAGGCTGACATCTGGGACATCATTCCGCTCAACCGAGAGTTGAACGAGAAGATGACTGAGATCTCGGACATCATCAACTACCACAGCGCCCCCGTGACCATTATCACTGGCGCTAAGGCTTCACAGTTGGAGCGTGGTGCCAAGAAGGTGTGGGCCGGTCTCCCCGACAAGGCTCGGGTGTACAACCTTGAGTCCAGCGGTGAGATGGCGGGTGCGTTGAACTACGTGCAGGTCATCAAGCAGGCGATGCACGAGATCACGGGTGTGCCTGAGACTGCCCTTGGTAAGACTCAACCGATCTCCAACACCTCGGGTGTTGCGTTGGCTATTCAATACCAGCCGATGATGAACCGCTATTACATGAAGCGGACGCACTTCGCTAAGGGCCTCGTTCAGTTGAACGAACTCATCATCCGCACACAGGCCGTTCACGAGCCGGAGTCTCTTCAGTGGAACCCCGCCGAGGCGACGTTCCCCGAGCCTGACCAGTTGCAGGTTCTCGACCCCCGTGACCCGCTCACGTATCGTACGTCTATCCATTGGCCTGATCCGCTCCCCGTCGACCAGTTGATCAAACTCAACGAGTTGCAGGCGAAGATGGCAATGGGTCTGGAGTCCAAGCGTGGCGCTCTGCGTGCCCTTGGAGAAGAGTTCCCGAATGAGAAGATGGCGGAGGTTTCTGAGGAACTCCGCGATGATGCGTTTGATCAGGGTGCCCTTGAGTTAATTGGCGCCCAGATATCCGCGTCCGTTATGGCTTTAACGGGTATGGTTACCCCCGAAGGAGCACAGCCTGCATCTGACGTAAAAAGCGCAGGTGGCTCCGACGTAACATCTGCCGGTTCCGCAGAAGAGGGATCGGGAGTATTGCCGGGGGTCCAACCCTCCGGTGATGTAGTAAATCAATTGGTGCAGCGGGCATACGGAGCCAACTTGGCTCAACGACGTGTGCCTGATTCGGACTAACTAATCGGAATCTATTTCAGACATATAAGCACGACAACGTGAGGTATTAACCATGTCAGGTAATGAGACCGGTGACGCTGTCACCATTGATAACCCTGCGGCGGCTCCTGAACAGGAAACCGCTCCGGCCCCCGCTCCAGTGAGCAAGAACTCTCGGATGTTCTCCGAGGATGAGGTCGAGGCCATCCGCCGTCAGGAAAAGGACAAGTTGTACGACAAGATCTCCAAGTTGCAGGAGCAAGTTGAGGTCTTCAACCACGAGCGTGAAGAGCAAAAGCGCATCGCTGAGGAAGCCGCCGCTAAGGAGGCAGAAGAGCGTCGTCTTCGTGAAGAAGAGGAGATGTCCGCCAAGGAACTTCTCATGAAGAAGGAAGACGAATTCCAGCAGCGCATTAACACTGCTCAGCAGGAGTGGGAGGAGAAGTTCAACGCCCTCCAGCAGGAGTCCGAGGCGCAGAAGGCGGTCCTTGAGCAGGAGCGTCGCTTTCAGGAACTGGAGTCGTACAAGTCCCGCCGCATTGCGGAGGAGCAGGACAACATCATGCCGGAACTTCTCGATTTCATTAAGGGAAATTCAGAAGATGAGATTGAGGGCGCAATTTCGGCTGTAGTTGCTCGCACGTCTGCTATTGTGGAGAATATCCAGCAGGCTATGCCGCAACAGCAGCAGCGCTTGCGGGGAGTCCCGGCAACGGGATCAACCCCAACTGGGCCATTGGAGAATATGACGGAGCAGCAGACCTTCACTTCGGCGGATATCGCCGGGATGTCGATGGAGCAGTACGCACAAGTCCGAGACAGGCTCTTGGCATCAGCCTCTTTCCGAGGTCGCTAATAACTCATAACCACTTAATATCCTACGGAGGATAAAACCATGGCCCTTCCCGCACCTCAGGGTGGAGC